TGGGTTGAGTCGCAACTGCGGCTTCAACGGTTGTGGGTTCTGACATTTCATCCTCCTCGGATGGTGTTGGGGTTGTTTCTGTTGGGGTTTCGGTTTCGTCGGGTTCGCTTTCATCGGGTGATGAGGCTGCGACTGAATAAATTTGCGCGTCGGCGTAGGCTGGTTGAGTGACCACCGATAATTCTACGAACCTAGCCTGAGAGACCTCTAGAGTCCCGTCTGACAGGCGTTTGAACTTGGTGGGGATTGCGCCCACCGAAACGCTGTCTAAAGCGCCGTCGGCGAGCAGTGCGAGAGCGTCATCGGCGGCTCGAGTCGCGCTCAACTTGGCGACGAACAATAAGCCTTCGCTAGTTGACACTCTCTCGGTCACTCGGCCTATAACGCGCGTGTCGTCGTGGTATTCCAAGAGTTTTGGCATCGGGCCGTCCTCGGGCAGTGAGCCCTCAAGAAAGACCACACTTTCGCCGCCACTTAATTGCGCTTTGACATTCCACGGGACAGCAAGGCCCGTTATCTGGCGTGTTGGTTCACCATCAGCGGACGCGTCGAGCGTGATCTGTTGAGCGGTCAATCTAATCATGAATATTCTTCCTCGCGGTTTCCTGAATCAAAAGCGGGTTCGCGCTCAACATTTCCAAGATCGTTTTCGTAGACGTAGTCCGAAACATCAAATTTGACGTAGCGTCCACGCGGCAAAAGTTGGTTCATTGACAAAGTTTGCTCAATGGCGTCCAAATATTGTTTTGTGCCAAACAAGTAAAGATCTTGGCGTGCTTGTTGCGCGTTCTGGTATGTGTAGCCCTGTACGCCGATGCCCAAAAGGTATGCGGGAATTCCAGTGGCCCGAGACAGTTCTAGCGACTGGAATTGACGCGACTCAATCAGTTGCAGTTTGTTCGGGTCACTGGAGAACTCTTTAAAAGTCACGACGCTGTTAAGTGCGCCAATGGCACCAACTTGTCGAGCGTTACGCCAAGCAGCTGCGAGTTCTGAAAGGTCCTCGGCTGACATTGGTTCGGATGCGTCGGTCTGTTGCAACCAACCAGCGGCAATTTCGTTAACAGCGAAACGGTCGGCAGCTTGCTGAAGTTTTAAGGCCGTCATGATTGCCCGGTTGCCTGTGTACAGCAGACCTTGAGTCGGTGCTAAGAATTGCACGACGTCATCGGTTGCAAGTGGATAACCGTTAAATTCGACTTGGTCGGACGGGCCGAACCATTGCGGACCTGCTTGATCCATGGTCGTCACCATTGCGGCGGGTAACCATTGGAACGAAAGCGGGCGTCCTGTGGCTGTGGATCGGCTTGTGATGTACCAGAATCCGCGACCGTGAAGCATCAGGTCCGTGACCAGTTGCGAAAAAATGAAGTTGCGCGTAACCTTGGGGTCGGGCTGATCCATCCACGACTCGTTCTCCAAATAGATCTCTTCGTACTCTTCGCCAGTCCACTGGGTCGTGTAATGCTTCAGTTCTAAACAACCGACCATTGACGCAATCATTTGAATTGAGCGGGCAACAGTGGGAACAGAGAGGGCCAGTTCTTGCGACGCCCCGACGGAGTACGTATAGAACTGACCCACCTGTGCGGCAGAACCTGCTGCAGCCTGTATCGGCGCGGACGCAAACGCGGGGGTTGCGCTTACTTTCTTGCTACCGAAAAGAGCCATCACTTGCGAGTCTCTCACAGATTTTGCGTCTATGTAAGTACCCCTAGCCGAAAGCGAAAGCGGCACGCGACGACCGTACTGGTTTGGACGCAAGCATGATGCCCCATACTGCGCACCGGGCTAACTCAATCGGTCCGGGTGACTTCTGCGAACTGAGCACGATAGACCCGCCCGTTTTTACGGCCACGGCTCGGGCGAGATGTTCGGCCAGTGCGATGTCGCCAGTGTGGTTGACTCGGTCCTCAACGATCATGGCGCGACAAGCTGCAGTCCATTTGAGCAACTCGGCGTAGCCGACGATTTGCATACGACGACGCAAGTCTGGAGGACAGTGAATTTCTAGCGACGGGGTGACCGCAAGTTTGACGGTTTGGTCGTGCATGATCCGCACAACTTCCTCCCACATTTGTGCAGCCGACTCGACAACGAACGCGACCGACACGATCACGCGTCCGTCATCAAAAGCGGTTGAGATTCCGACGTAGCGCGAGTCATCAACCGATGAGTCAATGGTGAGCCACTGGGTCGGTGGTGCTGGTCGGTCGGATTTGCGATCGTTCCACAAGTTAATCGGTAGGTACGAGTTGGTGGAATCTACCCAGAGATTTAGGTGGCCTCGGATGAACGCTTGCCGATTCGGCGAGTCGAACGCGAGCTCTAACGCTTTCATCGTGATTGTCGTACCGAGGGCGGGATTCGCCCAGCCCCAATATCGGCGATCTTCCAAACTAACGCCCGGCGGGAGTGAAAATTCGCAGAAGTACAGCGCCGTGGGCTGGCCCGAGTCAATCGCTGAGATGCCCTGTTCTCGAAGTTGCAAAAGCACTGTTGAACCTTGATCGCCCGCAGTTGAGAACATCATCATCATCGGATTCTTAACCGCAATTTGTGACGGACGCAGTGCGGTAAAAACAACGTCGGGACCAATGTCCCACACCTCGTCCACCAGCAAAACTGATGCCGTTAATCCGTGCGCGTGAGCTGACGCCGCGACAACCGAGATACTCGAGCCGTCTGGGAAGTTGATCCGCTCGTCACCGTTCTGCCAACGAACCTTGCAATCAAAGTTTTCAAGGTCGCGGACAACGTCACGAAACAAGGCCATGCTCCGACGCTTTTGGTTGGCCACAATCACGATCGTCTGAGGCTCGCGACGTGCAGCTGCATACTCAGTCGCCATAAACCCAGCGACCGCCCGCATGACCAGACTCTTGCCGTTCTGTCGGGCCGTACTAATACAAGCCTCACGGAAAACAAAGTCGCCGTCGGCATCCACAGTCAAAGCGTCGTTACAGATGCGCTTTTGCCATTCCATGAGCTCAATATTGAGCACGCGCTTTGCCCACGCAGTTAGGGCAGGACCAAAACTTTCACCGGGTGGAACAGGCGTCACCAATCTCGGCTCGATCCGACCAGATATGACCGAACCACCGCTGGTTCGGGCTGGTTCCTGCTGGTTCAGGCTAGTTGGGGGGATTTTGGGATAGGGGTTCGGGATGGTCTGTTCGTTCAAAAAAGAAAGTTTTGAGCGATTTTGTACGCGTTGCGCTGTTTTCTTGTTGACATGGATTGCTCCGCGTCGGGCGTTGCAACTGGCGCATGAGCCGACGATGTTGGTTCTGTCGTAGGGGTCGCCTCCTCGGTCTAACTCGACAACGTGATCTGCTTGACAACTTGGTTTCTTGTGGCACCAGTGGCAGATGGGTTCTTCTTGTAGTACTTGGGCCCGTAGTTGTTTCCATTGTTTGGTGTTGTATACAGGGTTGGCTGTCATGTGTAGAGCATAGGTCAAGGTCAAGGGAACTACCGCCCAAAGCGGAAGGGCGCCGCTTCGGTTGGTCTCGTTTGTCATGGGTTACGCGTGTGGTGTTGTGCCCCCACTATTTTGGCAAGTAGCCACGGGAGCCTGTCTGAGTAGGTGGAGAACCGTTCGCCTTTGCGTTAGGGAACGCTGATCGCTCACTAGGCGTGAGCGTCTACCCTCGTTGCCGAGTGTTCCCAGAGCAGGGGTCAGGTTCCTGCAAGGGCTAGTGAACGCCTCTGTGCGCTCTGATGGTGTCAATTGTGATGGGAGGCTAGACGCGCTTAACCAGTAAGGTCAAGCAGGGTCAATTGTTCAGGACGGTTCTGTTTGTAACGATTCTGTTTGTAACCGGTTAACACTCCGCTTTTTTGTTGCGCGTTAGTCCTTACGCGATGACAATTAGCGCAAATCAAGTCACATTTGTCCATTTCGTGCAGCAACCTGTCAGTTGTGTACGTATGAAGATATTCACTGATTGCAAATGATTTTTGCTCAGGGTCACGATGGTCAAAGTCAAATACGAAAGTGTTATCGCGTTCTACTTTTTTGAGACAATCCATGCACG